GACATTCTCAGCTTCACCCCTAAAGTAGATAGAGCTGTCGTAAGGCAGCCGTCGCGGGGTGGAGCAGTTCGGTAGCTCGCTGGGCTCATAACCCAGAGGTCTCAGGTTCAAATCCTGACCCCGCTACCACAAGCCCATTGGGCTCAAGGAATTTGGCCGGTGCGATATTCAAAAATCGCCCGGCCTTTTCTATATCCGAAACAGACCATGCGGCACGACGCTTCATCTTCATCGTTATACCGCCACGGCTCATTCCCATCTCACGCGCCAAATCAGCTTGTGTTTTACCTCTTAGTGCCAGCCCCACTCTTACATTCATCGCAACAACGTCATTCAAATCGATTTCAGCATCTATTTTCTGTGCCATTTGTGTAGTCATATTTAACAATATAGCGATATTTAACACAAAACTCAACCAACATGAGCATCTGACTTGACAGAATAGAAATTATAGTTATTCTGTTAAATATGATTGAACAACATTCCTGTAATTACAGCATTGTCGGAACTCGTGTTAGAAAACTACTTGCAGAGAATGGTGCATCTCAATCAGATTTAGCACGTGATCTTAATGTCACACGTTCTTTAATAAGCCAAAAAATGCATGGAACGACGTCGTTCACCATTAGGGATTTAGGAATGATTGCTGACCGTTTCAACGTCAGCATCGATTGGCTTCTTGATCGTGAACCAGTGGAGGTGAAGTAATGGCAAAAATAACCATCGATGTTTCTGACTCTCACAAATCATTCGATTTCAAGGGCGCTTTATTAATCATTCAATGTCCTTCAACCTCGGAGCGAATGAGAAGAATCAAACAGAATATTGACGCTCAACTAAATCATGAAATCCAGATCTTGAAGGATGCCAAATGAGCGCCAGAACTTCAACCACCACGTCCCGACGCTCAGCAACTGTACCTAAATTATCTATACGAGCCAACTCATTGTTTTCGGATCTTGTGAGAACACTTGCCAATAAAGCGCGTTGGCTGGATATACAAACAATCTATGAGCATCTTCATATCCTTCAACGGAGATCGCAATCTCAACGGCTGATTTCCTCAAAGCACCATTTTCGAGATCAGCGAGCACTTGTTCCATGTCCTCTTTTTTTGAACCGAACAAATTGAATCTGCTCTCTCGGTCGCCTTGCGACTGGATTCGTAATTGATATTTCATTATCTCTTCCTTTGTTAATACCGACGTTTGGATTGTGTTGCAACTTCCAGCTTACGGCGGGGAAGGGGCTCATCTTTAATCATCGGAGTTCGAAATGAAATCGACGACTAAATGCATCCTCGTGGGGACAATGATTCCCGTGACAGTTGTTTGCGTTTCGGTTGGTTTTTGGTATCTGCTTGCTGCCGCAATTCTGTTTGGCGGCATGGTGATCGCTGATCGAGGTGACGAATGAGCACGGTGACCAAGATAGGTATCGAAGTTGTGCCAGATATGCCGGAGTTCTTCACACTGCGCTTTGAGAGTGGCGATGTGAAGGGCCTCATACTGTTAGATTCAGTGACGCTCAATCAGTTGGCTTCTTCGCTGAGTGACGCGAAGGCTGAGTTTGCGAGGATGCGGGACGGCCCTAAATCCAGGTAAGAAAAATGTAACGGCTGTGATGGGGCGTAGGACGTACCCCTAGCCATACCTAGCCCTGGTGGTGCGGGGAACGTCAGGCGCGTGGCAGCCGCGCTATGAGTGAAACAAAGCTCTGCTCCAGACCGAGGGATTGGCGTCGTTTAAGGCGGAATCTGGCGACATCACGCACGTTGTGCGGCCACCCAAGGGACCATTCCCGGCGCGTTCGCGCGCTCTTGCATTCGATAGCTGGCTCCATACCGAAAGCCGTTTGCCAAGACCTACACAGTCAGACTCCTCCGAAATCTTTCGGTCGGGCCTGATTAGGTCTTGACCTCTCCAGCACCACCACCCAAAAGTCACTATCAAACACACTGAAAGAGACCAATATGGCAAACGGAAAACTCAGCTTCGACCAGATGATTAAACAGCAAGCAATGCGACTGCTCCCCTACCTTGACAATTTGAATAAGCAGCAAGTCAAATACGTTGGACGCGACAACCTAATTGAGCATTCGGGACTTTCTGATAACGAATTGCAGAAGCTCATTCACGACGGGAATCTGCCACGCCACACGATGAAGGTCAGCGGCATGAAGGCCTACGATACCGAATCCGCGCTGAAGATGCTCGCTCGCTACTGTGGCCAGTATGCCTATCTGGTGGACTGAGCTATGGCATTGAAGACGAAGCCCACGATCCTTGAAGCGGTCAGCGCATGGGGTGACCCGTTCGACCAGGCGCAAGCATTGCAGTATTTCGCCAACAAGATAGACGAGCAGGCATCCAGGTTCGGCAGCACCGAACTTGAAGCGTTCCAAGTGCTGAAGGTTCTGCGATTGAACAATGCGATGGAACTGGCGGCACTCAGGGAAAAGGGATTGCGCGTGTACCGGAGGGGCAGCGGATGGACGTTGGATTCGAGGGATTTTCGACGGTGGACTGCCGAGATGATTGCCAAGCTCTCGCACAAGCCACGTCCCACGGCACCCACACCACCACCGCAGTCAAGCGCATTGTTCTAGGAAGGTAGACATGAATCCGAAAGCGAAGCTGAGCACGGCGCAGGCCGCCAAATATATAGGAGTGTCAGTCTCGACGCTCAAGCGCTGGCGAGACGACCGCAAGGGGCCTGCGTTCGTCAGGCTGGAACCGTCGCGCATCATCCGTTACGAAGTGTGGGCGTTGGACCAGTACATTACCGATACCAGACGGAACCGGGTGAACTGATGTCACGTAGACAGACCATTGACCCGCTGATCAGAGCCGAGGTCATCCAGCGTTGGGGCAACACCTGCTGGCTATCGCTACCCGGCTGCACGAAGCACGGCGAGGAGGACGACCACGTTCGGCCGTTCCACATCGGTGGCATGGATACCGTGGCGAACATCCGTCGTGCATGCAAGCACTGCAACGCGAGCCGACAGGACAGAATACTGAGCGGATACGGTGCGAACATCCATGTGGTGCTCGGCCCGCCCGAGGCGGGCAAGACCACGTATGTTGCCGAGCATGCGACGGCGGACGCGCTCGTGTTGGACTTCGACCGACTGGCAAGCTCCATCTGTCCGAGCGTGGATATCCGCAAGGAACGCCCTGCACCATTGGTAGCAGCCGCCCAGTCCGCGTGGCAGGGAGCGTATCGCCGTCTGGTGCGGTTGGGTGATCCGGTGGATGTGTGGCTGATCAAGAGCATCCCATCCAACAAGCGCCACCCTCGCATGCTGGACGAGTGGATAGCTCTCGACTATTCATTGCATGTTGTTGACCCCGGAGCACAGACCGTGTTCGACCGCCTCACCGAGCATGGCCGGACGCATGGCGAGCAGACTGTGGCGCGGCAATGGTATGCGCTTCGCATCACTCAGCAGCTTGTGGATGCGAAGCAGAAGGCTAGACGCGACGAGCTGGCCCGTCTCGGTCTTCGTTCGTCGCCGCCATCGACATCGGTTCGGCCGGAGTGGTGATGGTTTTTTAAATCAGCGGACGGACAGAAGACCCCGCGCCCAGTTTTTTCTCCCCCCAACCCAATTAAAAAACAGGCAGAAACGGCGGAATAACAACGAAAGGAGAGAGCATGCAGGAAATGCTTCCAGGAATGCAGGAATTCGAATCAACAGACCGATATCAAGAAAAAGCGACCATCGAACTGATCGAATCCATCGTGAAGGACAGAGACCTGACACCGTACGCGCGCATCATCTGCAAATCCATGGTCTCTCTGGCTCGTAACATCGATGTGCAGAACAGCGTCGGACGGGAAACGAGCCGCAACATGGCAGAATATCGAGGATGGCTCGATGAACTGCGCGACCTCTACCCTGAACAAGCTGCGGTTGACGACTCACTCGCAGACCTCATTGAGAAATCGGCCGCGAAGTGACACCACTGCGCGCGGGAACAAAACGAAACACGGCACGGCACACCGATGGCGCCGTGGTAGCGGCATATGCGGAACTGCTCGGCACACCGTTGCTCCCGTGGCAGCGGTATGTCGCCGATGTCGCCGGTGAGATAGATCCAACGACCGGCACATACTTTTACGACACCGTGCTGCTCTCAACGCCCAGACAGGCGGGTAAATCGACGCTGGTCGATACCGAAGACACCCGTAACACCCAGTGGGGGCCAAACCGTTTCGTCTACTACCTCGCGCAGACCGGCAAGGATGCCGGCGACCATTTCAAGGAATACCTGAAGAAGCTGCAACCCTCGCGACTGGCTCAGATCGCAAGACGCCCGAAGCTCTCCAACGGAGCCATGCAGCAAGCATTCTCGAACGGCAGCGTCATCATGCCGATGGCGGTCACCAAGGTAGCCGGGCACGGTGTGCAAGGCGACAAAATCACCCTCGATGAAGCCTTCTCACTGTCAGCCGAGAAGGGTAAAGCCATTCTCGATGGCTTCCTACCCACGACAGCCACGCGATTCAAAGCCACCGGAGTGCAGCCACAGTTGTGGATCGCATCGACCGAAGGGACCGCAGAGTCCACGTTTTTCAATCCCCGCATCGACGCTCTGCGCGAAGGCAGGATACCCGAACACACTTGCTGGTTCGATTGGGGCATCCCTCCGAATGCCGACCCTGAAGACCTTCAGACGATCATGCGCTACCATCCCGCTGCTGGCTTGCTCTGGGACATGCGCCAACTCAAACAGTTCCGAGAGCAGTTCGGCGACGATGCCGCAGGTTGGGCGCGAGCCTTCGGCAACCGGCGAGACATGGGCATCTCCGACCGCGCCATCCCAGCCGACATCTGGAACAGCACACAGGCCGCTCCAGTGGATGCCAGTGCTCTAGGGAACCGTCCCATCATGTTCGGAGCGGCAGTCGATATCGACGCTTCGCATACCAGTGTGAGTGTGGCCATCGTCAACGATGACGGCACCACTACGACGCAACTGCTGAAGATACTGGCTGGAACAGGGCAGGCACCCGCGTACATCCAACGTCTGTGCACCGAATACCACGCACCACTCATCATGGATGATCGAGGACCGAACTCCGACTTGTCCGACCGGCTTCACAACATGCTCGACCACAACGACGAGCCACTAATCGACTGCTGCGACATGGGAGCGGGCGATTATCTTGCGGTAGGCCAATCGTATGTCTCCGGGTTGCAGAACGGCACCATCCTCCACGCGACCGACATCGACCTGGACGACTCGGCCGCCAACTGTGCGAAGACATGGAGTGGTGACGCCTGGCGAATCACCCGACGCGGCAGCACCGGTCTGACCTCTCCGCTCGAATCGTGCATGCTCGCCGCCTGGGGCATGTCCCACCAGCCAGACTCAGAAGGACCGCTGCAAATCTTCTGAACCCCCGTGAACCTCCCTGAACCCCTGTGAACCTCTGTGACCCCGAAAATCTGGACGTGATGCCCACCTCGCAGCTATCACTATGAGCCATGAGCAACATGAATCTATGGCAACGGATGCGATTCGCGGGGAGCATCATGACGCGCGGCGTCGAAGCCCTAGAAGACATCCCCGAAGGCATCATGCCGCCCTCACGCTCTGGCTCCTATGATCCACTCTCATTGAGCACCGTATTTCGTGGCGTGCAGGTGTTGCAGACCGCCATCACCGGCCTCCCCATTCATGAGATGCGCTCGGGTATCAAACTCAACACGGTCAGCAGCCTGGTCACCAAACCGGACGTGAACCGCAGTCGCCGCGACTTCCTTGCCGACATGGTTGCAAGCATGGTGCTCGATGGCAACGCCTTCGTCCGTCTGGTGCGTTTCGACGGTGAGATCGTATCCTGCGAGGTGCTGCCACCCTCGCTTGTGGTGGTGTCCGATGATGGCACCGACCCCGCAAGCCCGAAACTGCGCTACTCATACCTCGGGCACGACTACCAGCCTGACCAGATCGTGCACTGCAAGTTTCTGAACGTGCCAGGCCGACTGCGCGGATTGGGACCCATCAGCGCGGCCCGCGAGGAAGTCGAGGGCGCGAAGATGGCCCGAGACTACAAGGCCCGTTTCTACACGGATTCCTCGAACCTCAAAGGGTATCTGAAGTCAGACCAGAAAATCACGGCGGAATCGGCGAAACAGGCCAAGCAGGACTGGAAAGCATCAGGCAAAGCCGGTGACATCAAAGTCATGGGATCAAACCTTTCTTATGTACCGCTCGATATGAAACCCGCCGACTTGCAATTTCTCGAAACACAGAAGTTCGACACCACGCAAATCGCCCGGCTGTTGGGCATTCCCGCGAGCATCATGCTCGCCGCCGTAGATGGCAGCAACCTCACCTATTCCAACATCGAGCAAAGCTGGATCGAGTTCGCAGACTACACACTCTCCGCATACACCGGAGAGATCGAAGAACTGTTCGCCACTCTGCTGCCAAGGGGCAGGGAAGCAAAGTTCGACTGGGATTCCAGCCGTCGAGCCGACATGGCCGACCGTTTCAACGCCTACAAGACCGCGCTCGACTCGAAGTGGCTCACCATCAACGACGTACGCGAACGCGAAGGCATGCCACCCCTGACACCCGAACCAACCAATGTGGAGGCAAGCAATGAGTGAAGACCAACGCCTGATGGAAGCCCGGCAACTCACCATCAAAGGCCTGCAAATGCGGGACGCCGACGACAACACTGGGGATGGCACCGAACTTGAAGGCATCGCTGTCCCGTTCAACACCAGGTACAAGCTGTTCTCCGATTACGCCGAGGTCATCGACGCCGATTGCGACTTCGGTTCGCGCGACGTGAAAATCAGCGACTCCCACGGCCAACTCATCGGCAAGGTAACCAGACGCACGGTGCAGAATGACGGGCTGCACATCAGCGCGAAACTGTCCAGTACTCGCGCCGCACAGGAGGCCGTAAGCCTCATCCGTGACGGCGTGTACGACGCATTTTCAATCGGATTCAGCCCAGTCGAGAACATCATCGTGGACAGCGATGACGGGGTGATGGAAGTGCACCGCAAGGCCGTGGACCTGTACGAGGTAGCAGTCACCGGCATCCCTGCATATCCGCAGGCCCATATCACCAACCAACGTTCTAACAAACCGCAACCAACCAACGAACCAAAGGACACCCGCATGGATAAGGAACTCGAAGAGGCAATTGCCGGAATCAAGGACGAGCAGCGCAGTATGAAGACCGCGCTAGCGAAGGGCCTGAACCCCGCACCGGTCAAGACGCTGGGCAGCGAATACCGTTCCCAGGCAGATTACCTGCAAGCTCTCGCCAAGGGAGATCAGGCCGCAATCGACCTGATGAACCAGACCCGCGATCTGATCAGCACGGGAGACACCGGCAACACCGTCGCTTGGATTGCCGACGACCTGCGACTGATCGAGCAGCGGCGCAAGCTGATGAACATTCTCACTCACGACTCACTCCCCGCCAAGGGCATGAGCATGGAATACAACGTCGTCACAGAGGACACCACCACAGTCGCAAGGCAGGAATCCGAAGGCGAACCACTCAAGTTCGGCAAAGTTAAATTCGGCACCAAATCAGCAGATATCGAAACCTACGGCGGGTACACAACACTGAGCCGTCAGGTTATCGAGCGTTCCACCACCCCGATGCTGAATACCGCACTCAAAGCACTCAGGAACGCCTACGCCAAAGCAACCGAACTGAAGGCACGCTCCTACACTTACAACCTGATCGCTTCACAACGCGACGCGACGGAAAACGCCAACAACATCCCGGTCTCCAAAACGCTGACCGCCATGACCCCGGACGATTGGGCGGGGCTGCTGCTTGACGCAGCCGAAATCATGGATGACCGTAATGCGGCCATGTCGAAGCTGATCGTGTCCAAGGACGTTGCCAAAGCGCTGGTCGCGTTGAAGGATACCGGTAACCGGTTCCTTGATCTCTCCGGCAAGGGCAGTGACACCCTGGGTAGTTTCGACCTGACCGCCACCGTCGGAGACCTGTTGCGGGTTCCCGTCCAGCTCCTGCCGGGTGCACCGGATGGCACGGCCTCACTGTTCGACCCCGAAGCCATCACGGTCTGGGAATCGGGCGGCCCTACACAACTGACCAACACCGACCCCACCAAGATCGTGGACAATTACTCCGTATACGGCTATATGGCCATCGCGGGCACGTTCGTCCAAGGCCTGCTCCCCGTCAAGTTCACCGCCTAAGGCAGCATGACATGGCCGAAGAAACGACTGACGATACCCTGCTGGCACAACTACGTGATGACACCGCCGTGCCAGCAGGTGACGACGAGCGCCTGAACCGCTGTCTAAAAACGGCACGCGCCTATGTGGCATCGGCAATCGGCACCGCGCAGATCGATGACACAGTGCGGGATGACTGCATCCTCGGCTGCGCAACGGACCTCTACAATGCTCGAAACGCGAGGATGGGCGTGATGGATATAGCGGACAGCGAGACACAGCCATTCCGCATATCCACCGACCCACTGCGCAGCGTGTGGCCCAAGCTCAAAGCAGCGGGCGTCAATACTGGCGGCATGGTGATCGCATGAAACCACTCTCAGCACAGCAACAGGAAGTCCTAGACCTCATCACTGAAGCACTGGGCAACACTGTCAGCATCGTTACCATCGACGCGGCTCTTATCCAACCCCAGGCAGGGAAAGCAGCCGTGTTCCTTGAAGCGCCCGAACTGGAAGCCGAGAGCTTCGACATCCACAATGTCGTCTGGAAATTCGACGTAGTTGCCGGAACTCCAACCTCCCAGACGCTTGCCCTCGAATCGATTTTCACGGTGTTGGACAAGATCGCAGATAGTGACCTGAACTATACGACCATACGGCCGGTCACCTGGACGGCGGGCAGCGCCGGGAAGTTCGCGGCCTACCAAATCGAATCGAACCCACTCGACAACGACTAAGGAAAGCACATGGGAAAAATCAGAACACTCGGCCCTGGAACACTCACCATCGGAGAGAACACCAGTGTTAAGGAATTCATGGCCGATGTCACCAAGGTGACACTCACTCCGAAAACAGACACCGAGGACACTCAGACCTTCCTCGACGGCCACGACGAGGCAGGAGAGCAGACCACTTCCTGGACTCTGGAGGGCACCATCAAGGAGGACTATTCGACCGATGGGCTGCAACGCTGGTGTCTGGCTAACGCGGGCAAGTCGCTCCCGTTCACCTTCGTACCTTCCAAGCTCGGCGGCTCACAATTCACCGGCAATGCGCAAGTGGCACCCGTGGCCATCGGCGGGGATGTGAAGAAGCAGAACGACATCGATTTCAGCTTCGTGGCCACTTCCATAGCCGCCGCCGACCACACTCCGGTAACCGAGTAACCGTGGCGGGAACCACTATCACCGCCAGTGGTGCGAAGACCACTATCACAGTCAAGGGTGCGGACAATCTGGCCCGCACCCTCAAGAAGGCCGGAGCGGACATGAAGGACCTGCGCAAAGGCAACAAGCAGGCCGCTCAGGTGGTCGTCGGTCCCGCACGAACACTCGCGCCGAAAGGTAAGACAGGTCGACTGTCCAAATCCGTCAGGGCAGGGGCGACAGCGAAGGCCGGAGTCATACGAGCCGGTAACAACAAAACGGTCCCCTATGCGGGGCCCATCGAGTACGGGTGGCCGGGCCACCACATCGAAGCACAACCATTCGTCCGCACCGCAGCGAAGCAGACCGAACCGCAGTGGACTCAGATCTACAAGAAGATCGTGGACGATGCCATAGCCCAGGTATATGGCATCACATCGAAATGAAAGGCATAACAATGGCAAAAATAGACGTCACCAACCTCACCGAAGTCGCTTACACCGATGGGACCACCAATATCATCGCAGTGACGATGTTCGACCGGGTGGCCGCAGAAAAATACGTGATTACACACGGCGGCAAGGTCGGCAATGATAGTCCCATCTTGCAGAACTCATATGCGACGTACTACGCATTGCGACGCGACAAACAGATTACCGGTATCGACTTCAACGACTGGATGGCCACGGTCGTCGCCCTGGGCACTCCAGAGGAAGACGAATCTGAAACCGAGGAAGACGAGGATGGGGATTCGCTGGGAAAATCTTCGGATTTAAGCAATGGCCGGACGGCAGCCTTGGCCGAACCTCCTGCATACTCAGTGCCCGCTTTGGCATAGCCCCCTGGCTCTGGCGTCGCGAGACCGAACCACTTGAGCAGGACTGGGGCACCTGTTTGCAACTGATGAAAGACGAATCCGACGAAATGAAAGCGTGAAACGACATGGGCAAGTCCGCTATTCTCGCCGTGAAGATCATCGGCGATTCGGTCAGCGCCGTCAGTTCGATGACCAAAGCACAACAGGCATCACAATCATTCAAGGACAAACTCAACAAAGCATCCATTGGCGCCGCAGCCGCGCTCGGCGCGATCACTGCGGGGGCGAAGGAATGCGCTGATGCGGCAGGTAACCTACAGCAATCAGTCGGAGGTGTCGAGACCGTATTCGGCTCGTCCAGTGACAAGATGCTCAAATGGTCGCAGAATGCGAGCCAGGCGGTAGGCCTGAGCCAGAACAGCTATAACGAGCTGGCAACGCTGATGGGTAGCCAGTTACAGAATTTCGGCATGAGCGTGGACGAATCGGCCACTAAAACCAACGACCTCATCGGTCTGGGTGCTGATCTCAGCTCCATGTTCGGTGGCACTACGTCAGAAGCCGTCGAAGCGCTCAGCTCAGCGCTCAAAGGCGAGATGGACCCAATCGAAAAGTACGGGATCTCACTCAATGACGCGACATTGAAAGGGTATGCAGCCAAACTGGGCCTTGAATCTCAGTATGCAGCTGGAGACAAGAACGCGAAGATGCAGGCAACCCTTGCAGCAGTTACCGAACAAAGTGGCAAAGCCACTGGTAACTTCGCTAAAGAAGCCGATACGGCCCAAGGTCAGCAGCAGCG